GTCGCCCTAGTAACTGGAAACCTTGCATGGAAAAATATGGAGGAATAAAAATGAAAATACAGGGAATCGGAACAGTAAGAAAAGAAGTAGCAATGCAGTTTTTAACAGAGGACGGAAAGAAAGCCGTGAAAAGTGGTGAGATCACCACACAGGAGCTTGGAGAAATGTATAAGCTTCATGAAATTAAAAAGCTTTCCAGAATTGGAAAGTGTAGCGATTTATTTGCAAATTGCTATAAATGGATTCCGGAAAGCCTACAAGAAAAGCTCTCTCCGGAAGAGCTGGCACAGCTCACAGATGTATTTTATGAATGCTATGGAGCCGGAAAAAATGCACAAAAATAGAGCTTTTAGTTAAGCTCTATTTAAAAAAATACCGTAAATAAAATTATTTCAATCCGTAGCTAAAAGGGGATTGCTATTTAGCCCGCCTGTAAAGCATCCATCACAGGTGACAAAATAAGTATATCCCTTAGTCGCGGAAAAGTCAAGAAAAAAACCGCATAGCCCCGGGCAGGGGCGGACAGGAGGAATAAAAAATGATAAAATTAAACACATTATCTTACGTTTACGGACAGAACGACACAATAGAGGTCGGAGAGGAATACTATTTCGGTCAGTTCTGGGATGGAAACGGGGACGGAGAAGAGCTGTTAGGGTCCGGAGCAATCGCCGTATATCAGGACGGGGAGGAATATATTGTTGACTTCGAAATCCTGGAACCTGCGGATGATATTTTACAGACCCGGGTTAAGATTACCGGGATTAACTAGGAGGTAGGAGGAGAAATAATGGAATATTTAGTTAACGAAATGCGCGGAAACCAGTTATTCCCGGGGAACTGTATTTACATCCCGGAGAATTACCCGGAGGACTGGCGGGAACGCCTGGAAGCTGGCGAAGTTGTCAGCTACGAAGAGGACGGCGAACAGTGCAAAATCTGGCTTGAAATGGAAGAGGAGGAATAGGAACATGAGAAAATATGATTTAGTAAAAAGAACGGCGGAATTTAACCGCAGAGACAGAAGAGAGATCAAACAAGGATGTACAGCTTTGGATCCGGATCCCGAATACATAAAAACGTTTGACGATCTGGAAGAGGCTAAAAAGGAACTTGCAAAACGCAAGACAAGCGTCAGCAAGTTTGAAAATCACAATATGACGTTTTACTCAGTTGAGGAATATGTGATTGAGGAAAACGAGTTCGAGTTTGACGAGGACGAAAACGAGTTCGTACAGACGGACTTCGTGGACACCTTGGAAACAACCCCGATGAAAATTGAAGTAGTCGAGATCCCGAGTTATAAAAGAATAGCTGTTTGCTCCAGTCTGGAAGACGCGGAAAAAGCATCGAACAATTACGAGGGAGAAGGCGAAGCTTATATAATGCTTTAGTGATAAATAAAAGCCCCTGGGAGATAGTCCCGGGGGCTTTTATTGTTTTATTCTGGCGGCGTAACGACGGCACGGCACTCAGCCGGTAAACAGCCCCACCGCCGAAGCTGTTAAAATACATTTAGCACAAAACCGCCGAAGATGTCAAGCAAAATTTTTTTATTTTAAGGCTTGATTTTTAAAACTGATGTGGATAAAATAAAATCAACGACAGGCGACGGAACTCAGGAGGGGAGCGATAGCCAGAGCGCGAAAAGAATAAGAATTTAGCAGCCAGATCACGCCGGACAAGGTGCCGGAAGGTCTGGCTTTTTGTGTTTAATAGCCGGAAAATGACAGTATTACAAGGCGTATAAATATATAATAACTGTCTATATAATCCCCTCCAAGATTCCAAAGCCCTAGAGTTTATTAATATATATATGCTATACAGTACTGTATAGATATAATATATATAATTACTAGGGGGAGTAATAAGAGAATAAAAGAAAATAAAATATGGTATTGACAAAGGTATATTATCTTTGCTATAACAGAGATACAGAGAAAAACAGAATAATTTATTATAACTTTTAATTATGCTACCGAGTCTGGTTTTACTATGACTTTACTTTTACGATCACAGAAGTGATA